AACCTTCATCTTTTGTGTCGGTTGAAACCCACTACTCTTTGCAAGTTCGGCATAATCAGCCGCCTTGTTATCCTCGTTGCGACCAAAGGATACGGATATCTCGTTTTTGATTATATCCCCTAGTCCATTCTCACGAAGCCAGTTAAACGCCGCTTCTTTGTTTGCTTCTGTAATAGTAGCACGGTACGACGTTGAAACTTTTAGATGTGATCCATCATGCAGTTTTAATTCTGCAAGACCCATCTCTGACATCATTGTAGGTATAATATCTCCAGATATTACATCTCTACTTTTTTTTAGATTCTTATGCAATGCTTCTAACTCCTCAAGTCTTTTATCACATGCTTCGAGTCTTTCAACTTGATCTGCAAGTGACTGAATATTGTCAGTTCTTTTCATTGCATCCTGTTGATCTGCTTCAAAGTTTATTTCATCTCTGAATTTTACTGTTTGTTTAATCGACATTTATTTCTCCTTTCTCGTATAAATTAATTTCGATTGGATAATATTTTTTTTCTTGTTTATCCCATTTTAACAAATTGTATTTTCCATTTGTAATATCAGATACAATAGAGCATGCAACACCTATGATTGCAGGATCACCTGTAAGTAGTAAATAATCTTCTTTTGTAAAACTTTTTAACCCTTGTCTCAACTTATACACGAGTGGTCCAGGTGAAAAAATAATCTGTGAAAACTCTGGCAATAAAAAAATAAATTTACCAGATGAAGAATAACTAGAGGCACCCATAATATTTATTTTAGGATTACCTGCTTTAGTTCCAGCAATTTCTTGTATAACAAAAACTCTACTTTCTGACATTGACAAACCATATAACATCACTTATATTAAAGTCAATAGAAAGATGAATTATAAATTTAAGACAAAGCCTTATAAGCATCAAATGACTGCTTTGGAAAAGTCATGGAATAAAGAAACGTACGCATATTTTATGGAGATGGGTACAGGTAAAACAAAAGTATTAATAGATAATATGGCCATGCTTTATGACAAAGGTAAGATAGATGGTGCATTAATAATCGCTCCAAAAGGTGTTATAAAAACCTGGTATGAGCAAGAGCTACCTACGCACTTACCAAGTCATATAGAAAATGTGACTGTATTGTGGCAACCAAATATTACTAAAAAACAACAAGAAAAATTAGAAAGTTTATTTGAAACGGAAACCGCTTTACATATCTTGGTCATGAACGTTGAGGCCTTTAGCACAGACAAAGGTATGAAATTTGCTAGTAAATTTTTAAACTCACACAAAGTTTTGATGGCTATCGATGAGTCCACAACAATTAAAACACCAACAGCAAAAAGAACTAAAAATATTATTAAAATTGGAAACTATTCTAAATATAGACGTATTATGACTGGATCCCCTGTTACTAAAAATCCATTAGATTTATACACACAGTGTGAATTTTTAGATCCTTTTCTTTTAAATCATTCTTCTTACTATGCTTTTAGAAATAGATATGCACAAATGAAAACTATGCATGTTAGAGGCAGATCAATACAAGTTGTGCATGCTTTTCAAAATCTATCAGAGCTCTCTGAAAAACTACAGGACTTTTCTTATAGGGTATTAAAAGAAGATTGTTTAGATTTGCCCCCTAAAAATTTTACTAAAAGACATATAACCCTTACAGCAGATCAAAAAAAAATATACGAACAAATGAAAAAAGAGGCTATCGCTACGTTGAATGGTAAAGTTACTTCTACCATGACAGTGTTAACTCAACTCATGAGATTACATCAAATAACTTGTGGTCATTTTACTGCTGATGATGGCAGTGTTCAATTAATACCTAATAATAGAATCACAGAACTAATGAATGTATTAGAAGAAACTGATGGTAAAGCAATTATTTGGGCAAACTATCAAAGAGATGTAAAGCATATTATCAAAGCAATTGTTGATGTGTATGGTCCGGGGTCCGTGGTCGATTATTATGGATTAACACCACAAGAAGAAAGACAAGAAAATATTAAAAAATTTCAAAATAACAACGATTGTAGATTTATTGTTGGTACACCACAAACTGGTGGTTATGGTATTACACTTACTGAAGCAAATACTGTTATATATTTTTCTAATGGTTATGACCTAGAAAAGAGGCTGCAATCAGAAGACAGAGCACACAGAATAGGACAAAAAAAAGCAGTGACTTATGTTGATCTGATTTGTGAAGATACTGTTGATGAGAAGATTGTGAAGGCTTTAAGAAGTAAAATAAATATTGCATCTGAAGTTTTAGGTGAAGATTTAAAAGATTGGATTTAAATTAATTCTTTTGCTGAACCTAATATAGGTTTATATTTTGTTTTACCCTCTGATCTATATGCATGTAAGAATGATGCACGTCTACCTTCAGGTATCCAACTACAGTGTATCCAACCCGAGTTAGGTTCGCCGGGAGTATAAAACTCGAGGATCAATTGATCTGGCTCCAGATTACTTTTAATCCAATCAAAAAGTTCAGCGTTGTCTACACCAATACATTCGAAGTCTGCCGCTTCTGCACGCGCATGTTGCGATCGTGCCGAGCTACCGATAGCTTCACATAACTCTACACTGCGAAATCCGCTAGTAATTTTAACTCTTCCAAAGTGATCTCGAACGGGTTGCAAAATATTTTCACAAAGTAATTTTAATTTTTCTATCTGTTCAGCGTTAGGATTGTTATTGATACCTTTACGTATTGCAGTGTCCGATTTAATTAATTCTGATAAAGTAAAATTACGCGATAGATTCATGCTATGTCTGTTAATAGAGTTACAAGAACAGCTCCCATACCTCCGACTATCCAATATTCTAGTCTTTTAATTCGGTCCTTCATTTCTTTAATTTGCTCAAACGTTTGCTTTTGCATTATTCTGCAAAGCTTTTCGTGTGATTCAATTTTTTGTAGCGCTGATTTTCTCGCCATTATGTTCTCCTTAACCTCTCCCGGATAACTTGTTCCTCTGGTGATAATAAAGCTTGCTCTGTACGTGTCAAGTTAGTTGTTGGATTAATTTGTTGCACGTTTGCTTGTGTATTAACAACTGGTTGTGGTGTTGTTGGTAATGGTATTAATGGTGCCTCTTCAAATAAAAAGTCATTTACATCAGAGTCAAAAACACTTGTTAAAGGTAGACGTTTAAACTCTTGTAACATTAATCTTAACGTTGGTCTAACTTCTGTAAATATATTTGGATCGCCAAGATTTCTAGCTATTTCAGCAAATCTTTGTTGTATATCCTCTGATGGAAAGTATGGTTCAAATCTACCTTTCTCTAAACTATTGAAAGTTGCATCACTTAATTGTCTATCTTTAAATTCAGTTTTTAATGCAGATTTATTTACACCTAATATTTGTGCTGCATTTATATTTTTATTCATCTCTTGTTGCACTAAAAATCTAGCTCTATTTGAATTATAATATGCTTGAATAACATCGTTTGGTTTTATTCTACCACCTCTTAATATTCCAAAGTATCCACCAGTAAATTCTCTTCTGGCATTTCTAATACCTGTTTGATATTCTGCTATTTTAAAACCCATAGATTGTAACGGATCTACTTTAATAGGACGTAGTCCCATGAATCCTGCTAGCTCTGGTCCTATATTTAATTCATCTCCACGTTTTGTTGGTGTGCCAAATGCAGCTTGTCCTAATCTTTGAAACTGTCTATACGATGGTGCAAGAGCGATACCTAAATGTAAAAATCTAATAGCAGCTTTGTTTCCTGCTGGTGTTTGGTCCGTGTACAGTTGTCTGCCTTCAGCTGTTCTACCACCTCTAACAGTCAAGTCTGTTACCGCCTCTGTCCAGATAGATTCTGATATAAATGGATTCATTATCTCTGCACCTGCTTGGTTTACACCATCAACAAAACCAGATAACAATGTTTGATCAGTTTGCTCTCCTGCAATAATATTATTAACTAAAGTTCTAAAAGGTCTAGCTATTACATC